AAGATCATGCACAACGCCGCCTACGACCTTGGCTGGCTCAGAGCCACCGGATTTGAAGTAAACGGCACGATCTACGACACCATGCTGGCAGCACCTGTGCTGGACGAGAACCGGTTTGCGTACAGCTTGAACAGCCTGGGCTTTGACTACCTCAAAGAGATCAAGTCTGAGCAGGGCCTGAAGGAGTCAGCATCCGACTTTGGCGTGCACCCCAAGAAGGAGCTGTGGAAGCTGCCTGCTATGCACGTGGGCGACTACGCCGAGCAGGACGCCGCGCTGACCTTGAAGCTGTGGCATCACTTCAAGGCGCTCATGCGCAACGACGAGGTGGAGTCGGTGTTCAGGATGGAGACCGACGTGCTTCCGGTGCTGGTGAACATTACCCTGCAGGGCATCAACTTCAACCGCGCCAAGTGCGAGCAGAAGATGGCCGAGATGCGGGCTAAGGAAACCGAAATCCTGAAGTACCTGAAGAGCCAGGCCGGCATGCAGGTGGACATCTGGGCCGCGCAGTCCATTGCCGCCGCGTTCGACCGCCTGAGCATCCAATACCCCAAGACCGCTGCTGGCGCGCCGAGCTTTACCAAGAGCTTCCTAGACACGCACGAGCACCCTATGTCCAAGATGATCCTGGAGGCCCGGGAGCTGAACAAAACCCACGGCACGTTCCTGGAGCCCTACCTGAAGCACAGCGCCAAGGACGGCCGCGTCCACACCCACTTCAACCAGATGCGCAATGAGGAAGGCGGCACGGTGACAGGGCGGCTGTCAGCGTCCAACCCCAACCTCCAACAAGTGCCCGCGCGCCACGAGATCATCGGCCCTATGGTGCGGGGCCTGTTCCTGCCCGAAGATGGCGATATTTGGGCAGCAAACGACTTTTCTTCCCAAGAACCGCGTTTATTGGTGCACTACGCCACACTGCTGGGCCTGCCCGGCGCGGAGAAGATGGCACAGGCCTACCGCGACAACCCCGACACGGACTTTCACCAGATGGTGGCCGACATGGCCGGAATTAAACGCCACGCTGCCAAGACCATCGGCCTGGGCCTGATGTATGGCATGGGCAAGGCCAAGCTGGCCACACAGCTAGACCTACCCCTGGATGAGGCCAGCGAGCTGATCGCCACATTCCACAGCAAGGTCCCGTTCCTCAAAGGCACCGTGGACGCGGTGATGAAGCGTATCGAGCACCCGGCCTCTGGCGGGTCCATTCGCACGCTCCTGGGCCGCAAGTGCCGCTTTCCGCTGTGGGAACCAACAGAGTGGGGCGTGAACAAGGCGCTGCCGCGTGAGCAGGCAGTCATGGAATACGGCTCACGGATCAAGCGCGCGGGCACCTACAAGGGCCTGAACCGTCTGATCCAAGGGTCTGCCGCAGACCAGACCAAAGCCGGTATGGTGGCACTGCATAAGGCAGGCTTTAAATTGCTACTGCAGGTGCATGACGAAGTAGCCCTGTCCGTCAGGAACATCGATGAAGCACGCGCTGCAGCCGAGATCATGGCCAAGGCAGTAACCCTAGAAGTCCCCTCCCGTGTTGACGTGGAGACTGGACCAAGCTGGGGAGAGGCTTCATAATTGATACCGGGCTTCTCGCAGTTGCCCTTGTTGTGAAGTTAGGGCTGGGGGCTTGCTCCCAGCCCCTTTTTTCCGATACACTGATAAGTCCAAATAGAAAGGAGAATTAGATGGGAAGACCTGCCACACCGCGAACCCAAGTTGTACCTGCCAACCCGGAGCCGTACATCCGCCAGCCAATGAAGAAACGGGGCAGGCCAAGGAAGAATGGGCGTCCAAAAAAGGACCGCTATGACGCTGTACGTGCGTCACCTTCCAAGCGCGCTGGGCAGCGCTGGATTACCGTATCCGTACCCGAGGAGGCGTACTACATGCTTAAAGAAGTGGCTGCCTTTTATAAGATAGGAATGGGCGCGTATCTGCACTGCCTAATGATTCCTGTGTTTGACATTGCCTATGAAGAATCCCTGACGCTACAGCGTATTGCCAAAACAAGAGAGAAAGCCAAAAATGAAATATCAAACCGAGATGACGTTCCCCGTCGAACTCACTTTTGAGGTGCTGCCGGCCATGCTGGTGGAAGACACAGAACTGCCCGCGCAACTGGACATCACCAAGGTTCTGTTAACTATCACAGGCCCCAGTGGGAAGCCGCGCCAGGTGGACATCACCAAGACTCTTACAGAGGAGCAGGTGATGCTATTTGAAGACGACATTGCGGAGAACTATCGTGAAAATTCTACGTTTTGAACGGGTCAAGGAAGCCGTGGCCTGGGCCAAGGAGATCATTGGCATTGAGGGCGTGTCGGGGGACGTCACTGCGATAAGCCTGGTGGACGACAACGACGAGTTCCTGGCGGCCACTGTGTTCTCTTCCTACACAGGCACCAACATGGACATGCATATCGCTGCACGGCCCAAGAGCCGCTGGCTGTCGCGCAGCTTCTTTAACGCGTCGTTTGAGTTTCCGTTCATGGTGCTTGAAGTACCACGGGTCACGGGCCTCGTCCGGGCAGAGAACCTTAACGCCCAGCGCTTTGTATCGCGCTTGGGCTTTCAGCACGAGGGGCGCATGCGCAAGGCTTTCCCCGACGGTGGAGACCTGGTGCTATATGGGCTGCTTCGAGAAGAATATCTAAACCATCCTTGGAGTGAACATGAAACTACAAGAGGAACTACGCTCAAGCAAGGGGGTCTTCCCTTTCATGGCGGACCTGCTTGAAGCGGCAGCGCAGCGCATTGAAGACCAACGACTGTGGCGTGGAGCCTGGTTGGAAGCAGAGAGTAGAGTTGAGTTGTTGACACGTGAGATAAATGTGCTACGATCACAGCTCCAACATAGAAAGGAGAAAGGTTGAAATGGCTAAAAAACCCCTTACGAGAGAACAGCAGGTATTCAACAGTCTTGCCGCTACAGGCAAGTATGTGAACACCGGCAAGGTATTGATCGGCCTGGCTTACGTGCCACGGCCCGCGCCGATGTCAGAGGACGAGGAGTTTTTGCAGAACATCCTGCTCGGCAACTACCGCCTCTTGGTCCGCGACAGGACCATCATGTTCTTTGCGCTCCTGCTGGTGCTGCTGGCAAGTCTTTTTGTGTCGTGCAGCACATGAGAAAACGCAGCAAATACCGCCCCCGTCCTGTTCTTCAGAACCCTCTGGAGTTCGTGCTGTCGGGCTTTAAACCTGTGCGCGATCTGCCAGGGACGTACCTCGACGCACAGATCAAGAACCGCGCGGCCCTAGACCACGTCCGCAGGGGCGAGGCAAACAAAAACGATATTGACATGCTGATCGGCGCTTTCAACATCACTGAAGCGCTGGCCCTCATGGGCAAAGGTCACGACTGGCTCGAGGAGATCAGGCAGGGGCAAGACGCCTTGCTGGCTCTATCGCAGCGGGGCGTGGCCAACGGAATGCGGTTCATCATGACAGCCAAGCAGTGGACGGCACTGCAGTTGGTGATGGACCTGCATGAGGAGCAGTTGGCGCATGCCACTGTTCATGACATCGAGAAGGCGCACGACTTTGTCCTAAAGGTATTGGCCCAGGGCAAGGCACGTGCAATCGTTCAAATTCAAAAGGAAATCACATGAACAAATCTGAAAAAATCCGCGAGCACTTTCGCAAATTCCCCGGCAGCAGCGTGGCCATGGTGGCTGCAAAGTTCCAGGCGTCCAAGCCCATGACCTACAAGCTGCGCACGCGGGTGCGCAATGAGCTGGAAAAGGAGGTCTCGGTGCAGTACGAGCAAGCAAGGAAGCTGGGCTTTGGCTTCACTCCCAAGGAGTTCGTTGAGGTAGAAATTAACGAAACAGTTGGAGCGGACGAGACCATCAACGAGCGGGCCGTGGATTACGGCAAGTTCAAGGACGGCGCTGCACTGATGCAGGGTATGAAACGACTGGTCGCGGACCACGCAGCCATTCACGACAAGACCTTTGCGGATGACCAGTGGGAAGCCCTGGAGATGATCTTGCACAAGATCGGCCGCATTGTGAACGGCAACCCCGACAAGGTGGATAGCTGGGTAGACATCGCTGGCTACGCCACACTGGTCGCGGACCGCTTGCAGGGGAATGCGCGGTAAAAAATCAGGGAAACTACTGAGAAGAATTGGTACGATACCGATATAATTTAACCTCCATCAACAGAAAGAGAGAAAGAGATGAACTTCAACTTGAACATCCACCGCGTCAAAAGCATCCGCTTCAGCGCGACCCGGTCCAGCAAAACCAATGACATGCTTTCCGCCTCGCGGGACATCGTCATTGAAACCGAAGAGGGCGACTTTGAGCTGACCCTGTTCTCGGTGTGCATTGACGAGGACAGCGACGAGCAGCTTTTGGAGATCAGGGCATGACCGAATTTGAATACACCTGCTGCGGCGTCGGCTGCATCATCCGCGTGCTGTCCTGGGAAAGCCACCGCTCTGCGTATATTGGCGGCCCACCCGAGAACTGCTATCCCGCAGAAGGCGGGGAAGGGGAGTGGGAAGTCCTCGACTGCAGGGGCCAACCCGCGCCGTGGCTCGAGGCCCAGATGTCCCACAAAGAGCGCCTGCGCATTGACGAAGCTGTTTTTGACCACATGGAGAGCTGATATGACCTTTGAAGACTGGTGGCTCCAATTGAGCAAAGCAGAGCACAAACTCATCGGCCAAGAAAACGCCAGGTTTGTCTGGCAAGAATGTCAGAAGTACACGATGATGACGATCGAAGACGCCTGCAAGGCCCAGGTGGCCTACGACCAGGGCATGAAGGACGGCCGCGAACGCTACGAGGTCCACGTGGCCGGCTGGACGTTGTCCCCCGGCGTGCTGCCAGGCAACATTTGGATCAGCGACGCCGGGGGCGAAGGCGGCGACTTTCATATCCACGAACTGGCGGAGGTTATCGGGAAGTTTTACAAGGAGAAGTTTTGATGAAAGACGATGACGAAACCGAAGACCTAATTTTTAGTTTTGTTTTTGTTGCAGTCACCATATTCACTGTTTTGTTTTTTTTAGTCGGCGTTGTTAGCCTTATATGGAGTTTTTTATGTCCT